CTGAACTATGAGTTTGGTTTTAAACCACTAGTCGGCGAGATCAAGTCAGTCATGGCATCTATTGCCCAGGCTGACACGCTCATAAAACAATATGAGCGTGATGCTGGCCGACCAGTGCGTCGCAGGTTTAATTTCCCACCTGTAGTCCAGTACGAGTTTCAGACGTATGACATGTCTAACATTGGGGCGTATGTCCCAGTGCAAAGCAGTCTTATGTATGAACCCGTACTACCAAGTGGCATGACTGTGGTTAGAACGCGTAAGCGCTCTACTACGCGATGGTTCTCAGGGTGTTATACCTACGCCCTTCCGGATGCTGATTCAGTATTCGGTCGGATGAAGGCATACTCTCTGGAAGCCAAGAAACTACTTGGCTTCACCATCACTCCAGAAGTAATCTGGAATTTCATGCCTTGGACTTGGGCCGTTGACTGGTTTAGTAATATCGGAGATGTCATTTCGACGCTCTCCGATATGTCCACAGACGGTCTGGTTGTGAAGTATGGCTATCTCATGGAACACACGTTCTGTGAAGACAGCTATGCTTGGCACGGTCCGACGGGCCTAGTCGACCCTACGGTTGTGCCCTCTATGATTAACCTCGTCACTGAGACGAAGATACGTCATAGAGCCAGCCCTTACGGTTTTGGCTTGACCTGGGAAGGTCTAACCAACCGCCAGCAGGCCATAATGGCTGCTCTTGGATTATCCAGGAGCCGCTATTGATGTCTGCATCTGCGTTCAAATCGCCAACGGGAGCTAATGCTCCTAGGAGAGCTGCTTATGTCCCTACCCGATCCGCTATCCGTTACCATTAACGGTACCGCCATGTCTCTCCCACGTGTAAACGTAGGGGATCACATGAGCGAGTACTCGACAGGTGACGGCCTTACCTCCGTTACCGCATCCCACCAAGAAGCACGTGGGGGGCGGTCGCGAAGGATGTTGCGGCTCGACACTCAGAAGATGTCTCCGGATCCGTTCGATGACACCAAGACTCGGGAAGTTTCGATGGCGACGTATGTCGTCTTCGATGTCCCGGACCAAGGTTTCACGCCGGCGGAGCAGAAGGCAGTTTTCGATGGCTTTCGGGCCATGATGGCTGCCTCTTCCGACGCCGTGGTCCTGAAGCTGCTGGGAGGCGAGTCCTAAGGGACTCTCCTTTCAGACAGACTCCAGAACCATGGTGCTACATAGACACGGGTGGAAGTGTTAACTTGGATCAACATCCAGGTCGACGCTCCCACAGACGGCGTAGCCCTAATAAGCTAGGTCGTCGTAGCACTGATTATGATCCGAGGACGACGGTGACCGCTAAGGTTATCGCCGGAATCGTTTTCATAATCAATGCGCTGTATCTAGTAGGTGATACTCTACTCAATAACGCTGGTTGCGTTTAAGTAGAGAGGATTATGGGACTAGGCTAGGGACTCGATCCATCCTATATAGGAGGTGAGATGAAAAGCCTAATTGCTCTCTGGTCCTGTACGGCCAATGAATTGGCTGTACGATGCTGCACAAGCGCCTCTCGCGACATAAACTATGTCTCGAGACGGGCCGAACACGAGGGGTTATGGTTTCTAGCCGTAACCCTGGCGGACTACGGAAAGGCATTTCAAACGTGCCTTGACCGTGGTTTCGCCGTCCCTTCCGACTTTCCGGAATTCGCAAGAATTTCGGTTCGTCATACTGGTCTCCCTGCTTTTCTGCAAGGTTTCCATGGACGTGTGTTTGACCCTAGAAGCGGTGTGCTGCTGGATGAACCTGACATAGAAGCAATCTATGCTATTCGTCAGTTAACACTGATGTTTAGCAAGATCGCTCTCCCGGAGGCGGGTAAGCATGACCGAAAGGTCGTGCATCCCGTCCGAGAGAGAGCAGCTATGTCGGACTATATCCAGACTGAGCACGATGTTCGCGCATCCGACGCTCTGTTGGATCCCCAATATTTGGAGGATCTTTACAGAATGTCGAATATGCTGTTCAGAGAGGTCTTTGCCAAAATGGATAGAGATATCCAATTTGACAGGACCCATCCTAAGCATGGTCCAGGCGCTGTTGCTGATCGACTCTCCAGCAATGGAAAGTGGAATCAGCATACCTGGACCGCACGACTTCAAAGAGTAATGCCCTTTGAGTCGTACCTTTTGCCTAATCCCAAGAACGTCTGGGATGATTGGGCATCGGGTGTGAACATCGTCGAACCTGACGCAGAGATACCCGTAAGGGTTATCACTGTGCCTAAAACGCTCAAAACTCCAAGGATTATTGCCATTGAACCGACTGTTATGCAATATGCACAACAGTCGCTCCTTGGCAGTTTTCTCAGTGCGATAGACGAGGATAGCTTCCTCGACCGCACCGTCGGATTTGATGATCAAGAGCCCAACCGGGTTCTTGCTCAGAAGGGATCCCACAGCGGGGATCTCGCCACGCTAGATCTTAGCGAGGCATCCGATAGAGTTTCGAACTTGCATGTAGA